ATGGATTGCAAAATCAAAAAAGCTCGACTTGAGGCAGGTCTGACGCAGGCGGAATTGTCAAGACGGTTTGAAATCCCTTTAGGTACTCTCGCCCATTGGGAAAAAGGGGACCGTCAACCGCCAGCTTGGGCGGAGAAATTGTTGCTTGACGCAATAAACCGCATAAACGAAAACAAATAAAAAATAGGTGGCACGTAGCCACCTATTTTTATATGTCCTATTTATTGTACAGTCCGCAACGGTATTCCCTACAAATTGCCCTTAGGTCTTTGTAGGATAAACCTAATCTGCCGTTCTCATCACCCTGTACCGCTCCGCAATCCATTGCGGCTTGTACGGCTTTTCTCGCCCACGGCGGCATATTATTGTCGTTATAGTCGTAAATCATAGTATTTTGGACTACGTTTACCAACTGTTTATTTACGTCCTTTAAATCAGCAATTTCCGCCGCCTGTTTTTCGATTAATTCTTTTAATTCTGTATATTGTGACATTGTTAAATCCTCGCTTTCTGTTTCCTGCCCTGTTATTCCTTTGAAAATTGCTTTTGCGAACTCTGCCGCACCAATCTTTTTATATTTTTCTGCGTCGTCCGTATCAACAAAACAACATTCAACCAACATAGCTTTGGCGTTGCTGTGTCGGACAACGTACAATTTTGAACCATTTTTAATACCCCTGTTATTATAGCCTAACGCACTAATAGCTTTACAGGTATTTTCCGCCGCAGGGAACACTTCCCCGCCGTATGTCCACACTTCCGTACCTTTTCCGCCGCCGCTGTTGAAGTGGATTGATACGAACAAATCAAGCTGTTGTGCATTTGCCATATTTACAATATTGCTTAAATTTTTACCTACACTGTCGGCGTGGTCGTTGGTGCAGTCATACACTGTATGTCCTGCATTTTTCAATAACGTTTCAAGTGCATAGCCGACTTTCCGTGCCTCTACGCTCTCATCTATGTAGTCGACTACACCGCAACCGACTTCACCACTGACGGTGTGTCCGCAGTTTATTCCTATTCTCATAAATTACCACTCCTTTACGGTCATATTCTTCCACTTCTTGTATGCGTCAAAATACATCTCATTTTTATCACCGTTGTATGTAATTTCGTAATACATTCCGTCCGATACAGTTGTTGACGCCAACGCTTTAAAATTCTGCAATGTCTTACAGCTCCACACGATATACACATCATCTGTGGTGATTTTCTTACCGTCTGTCACATCAACATTGTTGTTAAAATAGTTTGCGATTAATGTTTTTACTGCATTTATAAAAATTTTATCTGTCATATTTCATTACACCTCTTTCAATTTAATATCTTCCATTACTGCACGTGCCTCTAAAGCTGCCAAATAGTCAGCCATTGCGTTTAGTTGTATGTTATATGTACTGCGTGGACACGTCGGGGAAAATTTTAGTTTTCCCCTGTCCCATTCCTCCAACATTTTCTTTAACCCTTTGAATCTATTGGCTAATTGATAATATTCTGCCTTGAAACGTTCCTTGTAATCTGCACTGTTCATCAGTGCAACAGTATCTTGTAGTGTCATAGTTATTCCCCTTTCTTCCCCTCAAGTTCTGATGTCATTGTATCAAGCCACTTTTCGATACCATTTCGCAATTTGCTCGGTATCGGCAGACCACACAAGCACATATTTTTCAGTATTGAAATACTTTCGTACATTATGTACAGCAAGCAGAAAAACTCACATATGCCCACTTGTGTAATACCTATATATTTAAGCACTTCTTCCGGCACAAACGGTAGCATATTAAAACCTATCAGCTTGTCCAATACTGCCAGAAAAACAACGGATATAATCATAGCTATTTTTCTGATGGCTCCGTCTATGCCGAAACAGCTGTTGAATTTTTTTTCTTTGATTGCTCGGAGCAAGCCGAGAGTTGTATCCAACATTACTGCAATAAATACAGTCTTGACAAATAGGTTACACGCCAATGTAACCCAAAATACATTAATTGTTTCCCATATGTTCATTTTTTAACCCTCCATAATTTCTTTTTTGTCGTCTTCTGTGATAAATCTGGCATTTACAAATGTGTTTAAATCCTTTTCTTTGTAAATGCCCTTTTTGTAATACATTTTAATTAGTCGTTTGTTCATTTGTAATTGCTACCTCCATTTCCGCAATTTTTAATAACAGCATTGCGTTGATTTCGTCCTGTGACATTGTTTCGTCGCCGTTCATAACGGACTGAACATATTGTTTCATATCCGACATACTGTCAAATGTTTTTGACTGTATCTGTGACAGCTGTTCTGCCGTAGGCTGTTCAAATGTGATGTCTGTATGCTTAATTTTTGCAATTTCTGTGTCCATATCGAAATCACCGTCAGTTTCAGCGAATTTATCATTGACAATCCTGCGTTTTATACGTAATATATCCCTATCGGCGTGTATTCCGTACACAGTGCCGTCAATTTCGACACCGTGTTCATAGAATTGTGCCTGCCCGTTTTTACTATAAAATTTGTACATAATAGCCTCCTTAACTCCACGATGTTATATTTCCTTCTGCAATACAAGTATCTGCAATTCTACCAAAAGATTTAGCACTTGTTACATTGTTTTTGATTACTGTGTTACCATCGACATCTAAAAGATTAAACTCGTTATTGTCGGCTAATGATGATGAAGTAGAGAAACTATTATTTAAGATTAATGTCCTGCCAGATGCACTTATCAATGAGCAACTTCCTGTCGCCGGTATAGATGCGATAGACATATAATTATCTGATATAATAGAAGAATTACTACAATCAATGAATTGAACATATTCCCCAGTAATTCTTATTGAAGTAAATTGATTCCCAATTAGTCTACCCGAATTTGTCAAGAATGACGTATCTTCATTTTGGTATATTGACGAGAAGGTATTGCCTATAATTTCGCCACCACAGTTAATAGTACAATTTTCAATAGAACTAAAAACATTTCCTATAATATTTCCACCTAACGACATTATACAATTTTCGCAATTTTCAATATAATTATCTTGAAAGAAAATTTTTGACGCCGAAAGCATATACCCCAAACACTGTTTGTTTTGTGTGAAATCTAAAAATTCGTTCCCTATTATTTTTGCATAATTTGCAATGCTAATTTCTCTCGTTATTACATTTCCTGGAGCACCCTCAAATCCATTTATAACATTATTAAAAAATAGTACTTTACCCAATTTAAACGTTGATACACCTAATTGATGAGTGCTAAATATATTGACAAATGAACAGGACACTATTTCCGATTCAGTTTCAGCAAATAATACTATTGGATTAATTGTATCAGATGTCACTGTTTTGATATCTTCTTCGAATTTTACATTTTTCATTGTCGTTGATTGTGGTATGTGAAAAATGTGTTGTTTTTCAGCAGGATTTGTATTTTTAAAAATGAAATCATCACACATTGACCCATCTAAGGTCATACTGCCTTTTAATGATATAATAGCCCTACCGCTACTTTCCGGCAATCCATAACCACGTATGGTATTTTCGTTTGTCAAAACACATTTTGTACCTACAGGATAGATAACACTATTGTATGGTGCGGTGCTTATTGCCGCCTGTATTTTTAATTCGTCGTGGTCGCCGTCACACACGACAAATATTTGGTTTTTGGTGATGTCTGTAACTGTTTTATCAATTTCGGTGATTTTTGTTGTATTGGCAGTAATTTTTGATGTATTCGTGTTAATATCATCACGCAATACCGCCACACATTCATCATCATAACAAACGGCCGACTGTATTAATGTTTTCTGTTCACACGCATTTCCCGTCGGGTCACCGTTTGTATAAAAGTTATCCGATACAATTCGGAATGAAATTGATTTAATTTCTTTGGTTACAGGGATTTCAATTTTAAATTTCGTTGTTTTATACGTTTCTGATGTGCCGTTTATCGTGATTGTTTTATCACCGGTATCAGTTGTTGTGTAATATGACTGTCCGAATGTTTCTGTTGTTGTATCAGTGTATGTAATCAATACGTCTGTTTCGCCTATATTCAAACCGCCACTGTCGCAATCGTCCCCAGCTATATGACGTGACGCCACATTGAATGTCAATTCTAATGTGGTTTCCGTTTTCGGTTTACGGCGAAAATTATCAACAACAAAATTGTGATACAAATACGCTCCGTTTTCAAACGAACCCGAATATGACAAATACTGTACACCGCTGTCGTCAGTGACTAATGTGTTGTCACTGTTGACGTATTTAGATAAATCATAAAACAGGTTATCCGTTGTCAGTTCTGTATTTATATCTGCTATTTTTGCTTTCAACTCGTTGTCCGCCGCCTGTCGGTCCGAAATTTCAGTACTGATTTTTTCATTCAGTGAATGCTCTGCACCCTCTCTGTCTGAAATTTCAGTTGTCAGTTTTGTTGAAATTTCATTGACCGCCGCCAAAAATGAATTTTTATTATTGGTTTTTAGGTCATTTAGGCTACTGATACCGTAAAAAATATGCGACAAATGATACATTTTTGTAATTTCCGCTCTTTGATATTGAATGTTTATTTCAGCGATAGCGTCAGCGTCAGTCGGCGCACAATCTATATCTACAACATCAATATCCAATTTACCTGTATTAGGCGAATATGCTATAGCGACATACTTATCGCCGTGGTCCTCTTCCGATTTGCCACAATCAAACGTACCTATTACCTCTGTTGCAGGCATTGGACTGCCGTCTAACAGAATTTTTGAATGTACCGTTTCGGCAGGTATTTTAACTGTACCCCTGTCGTAGCTATCGGTAGTAATTACAAAATCAGATGTAGTCAATGTGTGCGTGATTGTATGTTTCGTTGTTTCATCAGTGCCGTACAACTCTGTCTTATCAGCCTTTTTGCTGTCTGCTGTCTGCCTTTCGGTGATTTCACTGTCAATATTTCGTTGCAGTTCATTATCCGCCGCCTGTCGTATTGTCACTTCGTTGTTTATGCGACTGCTTAACGAACTATCCGCACTTTCTCTCGCTTTGGTTTCGGCGGTGATTTTGTCTGCCAAACCTACATCAGCGTTGGTGCGTTGCGTGATTTCTGTGTCCAATTTGTCGGACAGTGTGTTGTGGTCAGTTTGAATTGCCGTGAAATTATCACGAACAATCTTCCACCAATCCTTTAACAGCGTTTTTCCGCTAAAATTAAAATTTAATTTCATTTTATCATTCCTTTCTAATCGTAATTGATTGGGATTTTGGTATTAAAAAAACACGCCGTAAGCGTGCTATGGTGGTATTCGTCTGTACATTGTGTCACCTCATTTTGGGTACGAAAAAAGCACGCCGTAAGACGTGCTTAATTTCAATATTATAATGTTAAAGTTTTTTCCCAGTCCTTTGGAAAACCATAATCTTCAGGACTTACAACATCTTTATATTCTTCAAAGATTTGAGCAATATTAGAAATTATGTAATTATTCCATTCATCTTTACTTGGCATTAAAAAACGCATTACATTTATAATGTCATATATGCAGTGAGATATATTATTCATACTATGTTTTTTACTCTTTTTAGGTGTCTTCTGTACCTTAAATCTATATAACCTCATATAGTGTGCGCATACATTTCGTAAATAAGATATACATTCAATCCAGCTCTCCAAATAAACGGAACCTATATTAAATTTTGATGCAATCTTCTTTTTTAGAGGTGTCTTTAAATTTTTATAACAATTCCACACCATTCCTAAGGTAAAAATTTCAATAGCTACCCAAATAGGAAATCTTCTGTCATATTTCTTTATGTGATGTTTTACGAATGGTATTTTACTATTTCTATTTATTGCTTGTCCAAATTTTTGTAGTAGTTTTTGGTGTTCTTCTTCATCCACGAAAATATCTTTGTTTAAGTAAGATGTTGCACAGGTATTCATCGCTATTACATAAGCGATTTTCGTCTTTAAATTATGTTCAATACTCTCTATCGCGTATAATATAGTAGACCTAATACGTCTATCGCATAGATATATTCTATACGCTTGATTAAAAGAAATGTTTTCGTAATTGTCATCTGCATTTTTATATGTATGTAAATAACCAGTAAAATTATAATAATTTACCGATAAAAGTACATTTTGAGCGAATTCAACATCTTCAATAACTAACTTTCTACCACCTAAAATTTTTATTTGTTCTTCTATTGTAGTCGGTCTTTTTATTTCCATACAATACTCCTAAAATAAAAAAGCAGCCTCAACATGGTACGCATTCGCATTGCGAAGAGGCGTGTTGAGGCCTATCTCATGCGTTATATTATATTCTATCTGCTTAAAAAAAGCAATAGTTTTTTAGAATTTTTTTCTTTTTATTTTTATATTACCATATTAATGCTGTATTGTCAAACAAATATTGACAAAATGCACAAATTATTATATATTAAAAACAAAAAGGAGGCTACAAGCTATGAAAAAATTTATATTAGGTTTTATAACAGGCGGTATAATCTGTGCGACCGCTACAGGTTTCGCCGTAGAATATGCCGTAACGGCTAACCCGTTCCCTGTTGCCGTAAACGGTACAGAAACGGCGATAGAGGGTTACAACATCAACGATAATACATATTTCAAATTACGTGACGTTGCCGACGCTGTCGGCGGTTTTAATGTCGGTTTCAGTGATAACACTATTACGGTTAATACTATTTCTGTTTGCCCCGAACCGACAGACGTGCCGACAATTAGCGCGGCTGAACCATTGCCGGAATTAGCACCTCATGAGGTTGACGGAGTTAATTATATATTTATCTCAAGTATCGAAGAAATGCTTGATGATATTGGATTAGGTTCTTATACATTTGCCGGAACTGATTTTTACAATAGGAAAGATTATACAGATGTACTTACTGATGTACCTATCATAAACGGAACGTACATTCCTTATGATTACTATATAAAATCCGTCGTTCCAGCAATAAATAAATTAAGACAATAGGTGTCCAAAACGGCACCTATTATTTTTATGCTTTTTCCAACGCTGAAATTCTATCTGCTAAACCCTTGATGTCACTCTGCAACTTTTGAATATCATCTTTACTTGCCGCTTCGGTATTTCCAAGCAAAACCTTACCTGTCCCCAATATCGGAATAAAGCGCAAGCAACCGTCCTCTGTCACTGATATTTCAAATATAACCTCGCCGTCTTTATTTTTAAAACGTATTGCAGGCTGTTGTATATTTCCCACAAGCTCCGTTGTCTGTAAATACAGACAGCTTCCGATAGTTGCGTCCTTTTTAGTGTCAACGCTTCCGCTGAATACCGCCTCGCCGTTTTCATTGAGGTACACGGCTTGATTGTTCTTTTTGTCGTAAATAATAAAAACAAACTCACCTTTATAATTTCCGAGCCGTATACGGATATTAGCGCCGTCGCTTATCGTCAGCAAATCACCCACTATTTTAAGCAGGTTATTATCCGACTGCACCTCGTTTCGGTCTGTGTTCACCGTTCCTTGTACTTTTCGGATATTTACACTGTTGTTCGCTGTCTGCCACTTTGCATGTTTCTTTGTTGCCTGTTCTGTCTGCCATAGTCCGATAAAAAAATCACGTCTGATATGACCGATTGATATATTACTCTCTTTCGGCTCCAACGGATATGCTTGATACTCAATTACTCTTTGTACATATTCCGTACCGTCTATGTCAAATACGTGTACTGTATCACCTATTTCCAACTTTTCCGCCGCACCGTATTCGGCTAATTTGGATAGGTCAATCAATTTACCGCTGATTGTCAACTGTGGCACGTCAATTCTATCCTCGTTATCCTCATCAAATTCCCACTTTGCATTACGGTACAGTTTGTCCGCTGACGTATAGTCGCTGTAATCTTTGTACCCCTCTTGTACTCCGTATTTTTCAATGTTTGGACTGTCTATATATGCTTTGCCGCCGTTTACACTGCTGACCGTTAAATCATCACTTCCGAACGCCCATAAACGCGTTATCATATCGCTTACGTTGCGTTCTATTGATATACTTTGCATATTCTTTTCTAAACGCAGTCTGACGCCGTTATCTTTGCCGATACGTTCAACAATGGCAATGTTACATACAATGTTGTTATTACTGTCGATAGTTGTTTCGTGGAATATCTCGCCACGCCCCAAATTTTCTATTATCGTTTTTATAACGTCCCACAAATTCGTTTTGTCGGTAGAGAAAAAATCAATCAGCAGTTCATCATCTGCAACCCACTTCATTCCTTTTTCGCTTAGCTCCGCATTTGTCATAATGTGAAAAATACACTTCTCACCTACAGACTTTTTGAATTTTGATATAATATCAATCGCTTGTTTTAGAACATATCTTGAACTTTTACCGATATGGTCGCCGATTGTCGGTATAAACGCTTTCTGCGCCTCATACACAAAATGCGGTGTACCGTAAACGTGCAGTGAATCCGCACCGTTCATATTTCGCGTTGTTCGGCTGATTTCGTATATATGACCGTTTACACTAACCAACATATTTTGACTGATTAGACGTGCCTTTTCGTCGTATGGATAGTCAAATTCAATACTTCCCGTATCGTTCAATATCCTTGTTTCTTTGACATTATATGCACAGTTCAGTACCTCACCTGTTTCAAAACTGTCTGTATATCTGTCGTGCAATCGCATAAATGTTATTTGTCCCAT